CTTAATAGTTCTTCTATTCTTTTACGCATGTTGGTACTATCCTGCTTCATGTAATCTCGTATGGAATACCCACGTTGATTTCTCATGATACATGTCCCTTGATAAAACATTGTGGCAGCAAATACCAACAATAGAACTATGCCTATTATTTCAAGGTAATGTTTAGCCATGGTAGTACTGGTGGAATAACGCCTATAAGTCTTAAAAGTCCTTCAGCAAATAAAGCAAGGACAAACCAACCAACAAACATAGAAATAATGGAAGCATTCCTATTGTGCTTTCGTATAGCAGCATCGATCATCTCCTGACACTCTTTGTGAGTGACTAGGTGTTCTGGTTTAATTTGGTCCATTCTGTGTGCCATCTGGGTAGTCTTCCTCCAACTCTTTCAATCTCTTTTCCCAGGTTACTCCACCTTTTATACCTTTGCATGGATTTATACAGTTATCATCACTAAAGTTATTACAAACAAGTCCAGCAAGGTCAAGTTCATTTCCTTTTTTACCTGTACCAGACCAATAATGTTCACCATTCAACCAAATTGCACCGCACTTTGGGCATTCCTTACGATCTAATTTGAGATCGGACATTTCTTTATCACTCATTTGGATAATCCTCTAAAAACTTATCATAGTTCTTGTGTGGGATACCCAGTTGTTTTTCCAGTTTTCTCTGTAGAATTCTCATTTGAATTCTAATCACAACATAACGAAGTTGTAAATCAATATATTGAAATATTCTTATAGTTCCTTCATAACCTGCATACCAAACCATGAAGAGAAGGATGAGGATTACAAAATATAATCCTATGTATGTAGATGGATCCATTAAGACACAGTGCTACGTTTACTTATAAATTGTATATAGGTAATACAGTATTGTCAACCTATTTTTAGTATTATGATATACTAACAAACGGAAGAGGTGGGATTTGAACCCACGGTGCTACTAACACGGCAGTTTTCAAGACTGCTGCCATAAACCACTCGGCCACCCTTCCAGTATTTGATTTCTTATAGTATAATATATCTATGCTATTTTGTCAAAAATGAATATAGATGAATACCTTTTAAGTCTTGGATATGATGATAAAGAAACATTATATGAACCTGGTAAGAAATTATCTATAAAAATTCCATTTGATTTTAACGGAAAACGGATTAATATTTGCCCATACATTATTCCATATTATAGTAAGAAAAGTTATATTGCAGCAGAATATAATCACTCAAGTTATTATGATGCTCCTGAGATAACTAGACAAAAGATTCTAAACCTAATTGAATATATTAAATATCCCGAACCAGGGAGAGTTGGTGATATGGGATGGGAAGCAGAATATCTTGTTAACCCAAGAGAATTTACCGCTGAAGAGAGAGCACGTATTGTTGTATCTAGTTTTAAAAAATTTAGAACTTTGATCCTAAAAGGAGAATGGTTAGATGGTATCAGAGCACAACCAGGAGACATTGTTGCATCTAAACCAATAGGAATTAAATTTGATATGGGATTTAATGAAGAATCTGAAAAAGAAGGAACTCTCCAAAGAAGTATACTTTCAAAAAAAGTATTCAAATTCGGAGAGTTAAAAGAAGATGGAATGCAATACTCCATCATTGGAGAAGATTTAGATATGCATCCTATCTAACTTCAAAGTCCAACTTACGGACTTTTCTTTGCCTTCTACTTTCTTGCCAGGAGATATCGTCATGTGATAATACTCCTGATTTTTTAATTGTCTGTTTATCAGACTCAATAATAACAACAAGACTTAAATCATTTGCAAAGATAGTATCATTTTTTATAGATGTCATATTAGGACAACCACATGATACTGTTCTAGCAACATGAGATTCTAATTCTTTGTTACAATTTTTGCACCGTATTAACATTGTTCTAAATCAGTCTTAACTATGTATGGGCGATACTGGGATCGAACCAGTGACCATCTCCGTGTAAAGGAGGCACTCTACCGCTGAGTTAATCGCCCAAAAGGAGAAGGAGAGCTCTTGGACGGAACCGCAGGATCACTTCTCCAAATTTGCTACGGCATTCTGGTTTATCTTTCCAGCGCAAATAGCAATCCTCTGTCTAGGAATCGAACCTAGTTTCCATGTGTGTTGTCCACCCGTCCTTACCAATAGACTACCAGAGGTTGGATCGGATATGATGATCCCGATCCGCTTGAAAGAACTGGATATTTCCTGTCCTTTCAACTGCCCAGGCTGGGATCGAACCAGCGACCAGTCGATTAACAGTCGAATGCTCTACCGCTGAGCTACTAGGCATTATGTTTTGTTTTTTCAAGTTTAATCCAATTGAGAAGAGCGTTAAGTTCTCCTCGCTTTGCCTCTGTCATATCTTGACCCTTACTAAAAAGATAAAAATCTAAAGCTTCAATAGCATTTTCACGGTCTTGCCGAGAGAGAAGTGACATTGCTCTTAATTATCAACTTGTAAAGTTTACCACATCTATTATGGGTTGTCAATCCTCATCGTTTAAAGATCTCAAGTATTCAACCCACCAATCTGGGTCCTTTTGCATTTTCCATTTTGGAACATTAAGTCCACGTTCAGAATAATACTCAAAAATAGCATCATCTATAATCTGTGAGATCTCCATAGTCTTCTTCCTCCTCATCAACGTCTGCATACGGATCGACCATATATGGTCCATGTGGTCGTTTTGCATCTTCTCTTACATAAGTTCTTTCAGTATCAATGCTTGCAATCCATACTGCCAATTTCATCATTATATAAATTATTCCCAAAGGCAGAAAGCAAAGCGTAAGTATGATAGATTGCTTCATAGGAAACCCTACCATTATTTTATATTTAGATTAAATCATCAATCTTAACCCTCTGGTCAAAGCACAAACAATATCTTGGAGTAGATAAAGTATTATACACCATATGAGTAGTGCTTCCCCAAAAAAACATAAATTTATTATTCTCAAAATATTCAGTAAATATACCTTTTTGAGTATTCAATGCTAGGAAAGCATATTCATCTTCCGTTGATTTAATATCAAGTCCCCATAATCCTCTGACAGTAATATAATCATCATCTGATGGGTCATTATCTACATGCCAATCAATTGCTTTACCTGGATGAACTACACTGATACCAACCCGTTGTCTCAGTCCTGATTGATAAGCAAAATTAGTCAGGGTTGGTAAATAATCTGCATTGTCACTATAGATAATATCTCTTTCATAATCTATATGAGCCTTGGTTTTATAAACTTGCTCATAATAACTTCTGTTCTGTTCAATATAATTATTATACTCAAGATATAAAGCAGCAACTTGCCACCCATCGTATGGGTTTGCTTTTACCGATGTGTAATGATTATTACCTGTCCAATTCGTCCAGATAAGTTTATCCTTATTTTGATTAAACTCTTCAACAATTGCTTGATAATTGTCGGAAAGAAGTTTAAGTTCAGGATTGATTTCTTCTAAAGAATAAAATCTTCCCATAACAGTATGGAGTATCATTAATGGGTCTGGTGATATATGTAGCATATTATATTATTCGATATGGAGAATAGGGGACTTGAACCCCTGACTTGCAGCTTGCAAAGCTGCCACTCTACCAACTGAGTTAATTCCCCTGGCGTCTCGGGCTGGGATCGAACCAGCGACCAACTGCTTAGAAGGCAGATGCTCTATCCGCTGAGCTACCGAGACATGAGAGTATTATATCAATTCTTTGGGCAGTCGTCAACCCAGACCGCACAGATTCTCATTTCTCCACCAAGCAGTCTCTGTGCCTCACTGCCGTCTGGTGCTTTCTCAACATACTTTGGTTTATATCTCTTATTAGACTCAGCAATGATACGGTCATACTCGGGTGTGACTTCATCAATCGCTCTGGTTACATCTCTCTCAACCCTACGCTTTACTTTGTTAGGATCTTGAAGAATAAGTTCATTAAGAATAGTTTGTGGGAAATATTTTCTTTGAATCTCGTCCAGTAAGTCCCATAGTCCATTTTCAGATACTCCAGTGCATTGTGACAGTGTTGCAATAATAGACGATACTACTATGCTGACTATAATGATTTGTTTTTTATCTGGTTTCTTTTTACCAAAACTGAAATCAACTTTCATGAGATTCAATATATTTTTTTATTATCTCATTGTTCTTTCTTTGCATTTTTAAAAGTTCATCATAATCCATACCCAAATAAGATGCAAAACCTTTTAGATCTTCATGACCAAAAGTATTTAAATGGGAAGTTATAGATTCGTTTTGTGTCATAACTTTTACTTACTAAAAAGGGGAGCATTGTGTAACTCCCCAATATTTATTCAGTTTGTCAAACTTCTACCGTGATCAGTTTGGAAGCATAATCATGAGCATACGAAGTGCGAGCACCATGATGCCCCCAACCAATCCAACTATACGCATAGTCCATGTAGCGGTTAATTGATTTGCCAGGAGTTTTCATCTTCTCCTCAATATCCAACCACTGAACCTCATTTGTTAGATAACGAAGTTGCGTGTCAAGGGATGATGGTGAACCACCATACCTCTTAGCAAAATCACCCAATCCATAATATCTATTGGCAGATGTCCATTGAATCAGACCGTAACCGCGCCAGCAGTTACCGTAACTGGTTCTGCTACCACCTTCACAAATATTAGGCACGAAAGTAGATTCTTGTCTAATGTTGCCCATGATGGTAGCAAGGGCGTTTCTGTCTTTTATACCACGATCCTGGAAGTATGCCAGGGTAGCATTCTCATTTTCATTACACCCTTTACAAATTAACCTTGTCTCTTTAGGTTTTTCGGGAGCAACCTCTCTGGTCGCTGTCTCTTCAACTACAGGGGGCGGAGAACCGTCCATTTTGTAGTTTACGAATGGCAGTGTTGCCGTACTGGTTGTAACCGTTGCCAGAAGGGGCAGGGCTACTGTAAGGAATTGTTGCATTAAATTCGATTGAACTCTACATCCGTATAGAAAGGGGGTACACCCTCTTCTCAAAGGGCACTTTCCACGGCTCTAATTGTCAC